ACCGTTGGCCGACCGGTGCCACGCGCCCCCCTCCGTACAACTTTATTTTGAATTAAAGATAATTCTTTTGTGTAGTCCAATGATATTGCGTCTGGCGAGTCTAGTTATCCGTTCCAACTTAGTGCGCAAGTTGTTGATTGTCCGCTATTTAAATTGAAATTGTGGAGCCAGGTTCTTTAATTCAAAATGCCTAAGCGGGATGCTCCGTGGCGTTTGATGGCGGGGACCTCAAAGGTGTCCCGTTCTGCCAATTATTCTCCTGGTGCGGGTACGGGCCCTAAATCAAATAGGGCCTCCGCTTGGGTGAATAGGCCCATGTACAGGAAGCCCAGGATTTATCGGATGTACAGATCCCCCGATGTTCCGAAAGGGTGTGAAGGGCCTTGTAAGGTCCAATCGTTTGAATCACGACATGATGTTACCCATGTTGGTAAGGTCCTTTGTATATCCGATATTACACGTGGTAGTGGTATTACCCACCGCGTTGGTAAGCGTTTCTGCGTGAAGTCCGTGTATATCCTAGGCAAAGTATGGATGGACGAGAACATCAAGTTGAAGAACCACACCAACAGCGTCATGTTTTGGTTGGTGAGGGATAGGAGACCATATGGTACCCCTATGGATTTTGGCCAGGTGTTCAACATGTTTGACAATGAACCTAGTACCGCTACTGTTAAGAACGATTTGCGTGACCGTTTTCAAGTTATGCATAAGTTCTATGCCAAGGTTACGGGTGGACAGTATGCGAGCAACGAGCAAGCGCTGGTGAAGCGTTTTTGGAAGGTTAACAATTATGTGGTGTACAATCATCAAGAAGCGGCAAAGTACGAGAATCACACGGAGAACGCTTTGTTATTGTATATGGCGTGTACTCATGCCTCTAATCCTGTGTATGCAACTCTTAAAATTCGGGTCTATTTTTATGACTCGATAATGAATTAATAAATTTTGTATTTTATTTCATGATTCTCGAGTACATCGCTTACATAATGTTTATCTGTCGCGAATGCAACAGCTCTAATTACATTGTTAACTGAAATAACGCCTAAATTGTCTAAATACGACATTACAAGTAATTTGAATCTACTTAAATAAATCTGCCCAGAAGCTGTCGTCAATGTCGTCCAGACTTGGAAATTGAAGAAGGCTTTGTGGAGATCCAACGCTCTCCGTAGGTTGTGGTTGGCTCTGATTTGAATGTGGAAGACCTTGCTGTGCGTGTGTAATGGGACCTCCACTCTGATTATCTTGAAATATAGGGGATTTGGAACCTCCCAAATAAAAACGCCATTCGTTGCTTGAGGCGCAGTGATGGGTTCCCCTGTGCGTGAATCCATGATTGGCGCAATTTATGTGGACGTATATTGAACAACCGCACTGGAGATCAATTCTTTTACGCCTCGTTTGTCTCTTGGCGTATCTGTGTTGAGCCTTGATCGACAGTGGTGAAGAACGGTTCCTCAATGGTGATGAAGATGGCGTTTTGTTGTGCCCAGTCATTGAGGCTTTTGTTTTTCTCTTTGCTGAGATACTCCTTATATGATGAATGGGGGCCAGGATTGCAGAGGAAGATAGCGGGAATTCCTCCTTTAATTTGAATTGGCTTTCCGTATTTGCAGTTCGATTGCCAATCCCTTTGGGCCCCCATGAACTCCTTAAAGTGTTTCAGATAATGCGGATTGACGTCATCGATTACGTTATACCATGCATTATTGGAGTAGATTTTTTGATTGAGATCTAGATGACCACATAGGTAATTGTGAGGGCCGAGACTTCGGGCCCATTGTGTTTTGCCCGTCCTTGATGGTCCCTCAATAACGATTGATATAGGTCTCAATGGCCGCGCAGCGGAATCGCAAACGTTTTGATTAACCCATTGCGTAATTATCGGAGGAACATTATTGAACGATGACTGTTGAAATGGAGGGACCCATGGTTCCGGTGGTTTCTGGAAAATCCTGTTTGCGTTTGTGATTAGGTTATGAAATTGAAGAAAGAAATGTTGGGGTTGTTCTTCCTTTATGATCTGCAGAGCCGCTTCTGCAGATGTTGCGTTTAATGCCTTTGCGTATGTGTCATTAGCAGATTGCTGACCTCCTCTAGCTGATCTGCCGTCGATTTGGAACTCTCCCCATTCAATTGTGTCTCCATCCTTGTCGATGTAGGACTTGACGTCGGAGCTGGATTTAGCTCCCTGTATGTTCGGATGGAAATGTGCTGACCTGGTTGGGGATACCAGGTCGAAGAATCTGTTATTCGTGCACTGGAATTTTCCTTCGAACTGTATGAGCACGTGTAGATGAGGTTGCCCATCTTCATGTGTTTCTCTGCATATCTTGATGAACTTCTTGTTTACTGGAGTCGAAAGGCGCTGTATTTGCTCGAGCGCCTCTTCTTTAGATATGGAACATTGAGGATATGTGAGGAAGTATTTCTTGGCATTTAAGCGAAAGCGTTTTGGGAGTGGCATTCTTGTAATAAGAGGGGTGTACACCGATTGGGGCTCTCTCAAACTGGCTGATTGTATCGGTGTATTGGTATCCAATATATAGCTTCTTTCTTGGTATCACTTTTGACACGTGGGAGGCCAACGTATATAATATT